TATTTTTGCAAAATATTTAATATAAGGGCGTTTTCTGAGTATATATCTTATATAATTAAGAAAATACTTAAGTATAATTAAGATTATTAGTAATTAAAAATTTTTAATTTATTATTTTCTTTATTATATAACATAATTTACTTAATTATACAATATACTTAGAAAAACCCTATTACATTTTTTTAATAAAAAATATAATATTAAGTATATATAATAATATGAGTGCATATCCACCACCTACAGAGGACTTACCTATTTTTAACCCAGCAGTATTTTTTGTTGATGAAACAGGAATAACTTTAGGAGAAGCAGATGCAAGATATTTAAAATTATCAGGAGGAGTTATGACAGGAACTCTAGCAGTGCCAGCTATCACATTGAATGGAGATGATGTGGAAACAGATATTACAGCATTACAAACAAAGACTACAGATCAAAGTTTTAGTAGTTCTACAACTACATTTGCAAATAATGTAAAATCAACAGGAGGAGACATATTTGTTTCAGGAGCAAGTAAATTTATAGGAGTTGATAATGGAGTTTCTTCTATAAAAATAAAAAATAGTTCAAATTCAGGTAATATAGAAACTGTTAATCCAGACAATACTCTTCAGTTTTTGATTGGAGGTAGTAATATACTTAAAATGACAAATGCCCAAAATCTATTTTATCAACCATTAAAAGCAAATACATCAATTGACATTGGTGATGCAACAACAAGATTTAACACCATTTACGCCAGTACATTAAATTTACCTACAATTTCAGATGTAGCTTCATCTATAACTTCAAATGCAACAAATATAACGACTTTGACAACCAAGACAACTGGTATAAGTTATGATTCAGGGACTACAACAACTAATATAACTGGAAAGTTAGCAACATCAGATGATATTACTATAAACCAAAGTAATATAGAATTTTTAAGATCAGATGGAAGTGTAGCAGGTTTTATAAATTATCAAAGTGAAGGTTTAACTCTTGGAGAACAAAGAGGAGGAGATAATACATCTATTGTTTTAGGAGGAGAAGATATAGTGTTTAAAACAAATAATACGACAAGAATAACAATCGCAAAAGCAGGAACTACAACATTAACAGGAACTTTAGCATTACCAAATAATTCAGATGTTGATACACAATTAACTACTAATACTAGTAATATATCAACAAATACGAGTAATATATCAACTAATACGAGTAATATATCAACTAATACGAGTAATATATCAACTAATACAAGTAATATATCAACTAATACGAGTAATATATCAACTAATACAGGAAATATATCAACTTTAATAACTAAAACAACACAACTTTCATATGATAGTGGAAATACAGTATCTAAATTTTCATCTCAATTAGAACTTCAAGATACAGGAGATAATACAGCAGGAGAAACTGATGCAGCTCATCAGTTAAGATTAACAGTTTCAGGAGATACTGATTTTAAAACTATGACGTTAGGATACGATGGAACAGCAGATATAGGTTATATTAACGCTTCTAAAGTAGGATCTACTCAGCCAGTATGCTTACAAACACGAGGAGGTAATGTTGGCGTAGGTTTAACTAATCCATCTGAAAGATTAGATGTAGATGCTACTATAAAATGTGTAAATCTAAAAACAGCTAATCATACAGATGTAGATGGTTCATTAACTTCTATAAATACAAAATTAACAGGTGTAAGTTATTCAAGTGGAAATGATGAAACAGATATAGATACTAACTCAGGTAATTTTAAATTGTCAGTTCAAAATCAAGGAGTAAAATTAGAAGGTGATCCAGCAACAACTGGAAATGATGTTATACCTCTTCAAAGTCAAACAAAAGGAGGAAGTATAGAGATAAGAATGTTAAATAGATTAGGAACTGGTAATTCTCAAAATTATCACCTTTATACTAATAACTTTTCACGACCAAGTGGATTTTCAGTAATAGATACAAATTATAAAGCTCAAAAATTAGAGTTATTTCAACCAGATACAGGAGATAGTGATTCTACTTCAACAGCTTGCTTTTGGAGTTTTATAAAGCACAATAGTAGCACTGGTAATCCTGATACAGTTGGAACAGTAAAATTTTATTATGATGGAGATATAGAAGCTAATAATGTTTCTCATACTTCAGATAAAAGATTAAAAGAAAATATAATAGATGCTAAGAAAGAAAATTTAATATCTGATTTTGAAAAAGTAAGATTTGTTAATTATAATTTTATAGGAAAAGAAAGAAAAGAGTTGGGTGTAATTGGTCAAGAATTAAAAGAAATATATCCTTCTTTAGTTGTACAAAGGAATAATCCAAAAGAAGACAAAACTGATGATGATTTAGAAACTTATTTATCTGTTAAATATGGTGTTTTGAATATGAAAGGTTTAATGGTAATTCAAGAATTAATAAAAGAAAATAATGAACTAAAAGAAAGATTAAATAAGATTGAACAGGTATTAAATATAAATTAAATTTTTTCTATAAATAAAATATATCTAAATTATATATAAATGTCTTTATACAATCCACCATCTGAAAATTTACCTACATTTAATCCAGCAGTATTTAGCGATAATTTTACTCCTGATCAAGTAGATAGTAAAATTAAAACTCTAGAGACTGAAATGGATGCTCAACAACTTAAAACAACTAAATTGACTTACAATAGTAGCGATGATAATTCTAAATTTGGTAGTCAATTAATAATACAGGATACAGGAGATAATACAGCAGGAGAAAATGATCTAAATCATCAATTAAGATTAATAACAGGATCTGATGACAAAACAATGATGATAGGCTATGATAATAGTGCAGATATAGCTTATATCAATAGTGCTAAAACAGGAAACTTTCAACCAGTATGCTTACAAACAAGAGGAGGTAATGTTGGTATAGGTTTAACAAATCCATCTGAAAAATTAGATGTAAATGGAACTGGAAAATTCACTAATTTAAAAACAGCTAATCATACAGATGTAGATGGTTCATTAACTTCTATAAATACAAAATTAACAGGTATAAGTTATAGTTCTACAGAAGATGAAACAGATATAGATACTAACTCAGGTAATTTTAAATTGTCAATACAGAATAAAGGTGTAAAGTTAGAAGGCGACCCAGCAACAACTGATAATGATATTATACCTCTTCAAGGTCAAACAGTAGGAGGAAGTATCCAAATTAGAATGTTAAATAGGCTTGGAACTGGTAGCAGTGCAAATTATCATTTATATACTAATAACTTTCAAAGAGATGGTGCTGATGGTTTTAATATAATAAATAATTCTTTTAAAGCTCAAAAATTAGAGTTATTTCAACCAGCTATAGGTGATGCAATAGCAAGTTCAGTAGCTTGTAATTGGTCTTTTTATAATTCTACAGCAGGCAACCCTTCTACATCAGGTGATGTAAAATTTTACTATGATGGAGATATAGAAGCTAATAATGTTTCTCATAGTTCAGATAAAAGATTAAAAGAAAATATAGTAGATGCAAAAACAGATAATCTTATAAGTGATTTTCAAAAAATTAGGTTTGTAAATTATAATTATATAGGAAAAGAAAGAAAAGAATTAGGTGTAATTGGTCAAGAATTACAAGAAATATATCCTTCTTTAGTTGTAGAAAGAAAAAATGCTAGAGAAGATAGAAAAGAAGATGAATTAGAATATTATTTATCTGTTAAATATGGAGTAATGAATATAAAAGGACTGATGGTAGTGCAAGAATTAATAAAAAAAGTAGAATCACTAGAACAAAGAATCAAAGAACTTGAAAAATAAATAAACAATTTTATACTAAAAAAAAATGATTAAATTATTTTAGTATAAAAAAAAATCTATAATAATATATATGTTGAATAACTTTCAAATGTTGGAACTAGCCCCAAAAATGGGAATACCACTCAAAGGAGTATATTTCAAAGATGAACTTAAACTAGATGATTTAGAAGTAGGAAAATCTTATGTGATCAATTTATCAGATGAAAAAGATGAAGATGGAGATCAAAATCTAGGAACTCACTGGGTCGCCTTACATATTGGTAAATTAGATGGGAAAATATTTCCTATGTATTTTGATAGCTATGGTATAGGTGCTCCAGAAGATATAAGTAATTTAGTTGAGAAAAGATTTAAGAAGAAAATAGGTCATACAACAAAAAATGTCCAATCAATTGTTTCAGATGCTTGTGGATGGTTTGTAATGGCATATTTACATTTCATTAATAAATTTTATAATAGAACAGGTAATATTTTGATGGATACTGCACTATTTTTGGATTTATTTGAAGATCTAGATAAATCTACTGATTGGAAGAAGAATGAATTTATTTTAAAATTATTCTTTCAAGAACCAGGAAAAAAGGCTAAAGGTTTGGATAAAATATTTGAAGATATGACACCAGATGATATTACAAAAAATGATGATAAAATTACTATACCTATAGAAGATGTAGATTTAAGAAAATAAGTGTCCAAAAATAAATTATTATTAGGATTTAAATTTAAAAATTAATCACTAAATAATAAATTCTAAATTTATTATATAATGGGAAATAAATGCACAAAAGAATGTATTAATGATACAAATAAATTTATTATTGATTCGTTTAATAATGAAGAATTAATGAATATTACACTTGATGTATTAGAATATTTAGCAAAACAAACAGATAATGAAATAGATGACTTAGTTGTAGAATTTATTAGAAAAAAATTAAATAAATAAAATATCTTAATTATAGTATATGTTTTGTTATAACATTCATCTTTTGAATAAACATTTTTTATTTTGTATATTACAATTTTTACAAGGTATAGCTAGCACTGTTTCATTGGTTATGTCAGGATACTCTCTGGCATACGCAATAGGAGAGACTTGGCAATGGGAACACATAATTATAGTAGCTTGTATAGGAACTACAATTATATGTAATTCAATCAAAGATGCACTTATCGCTAATCCAGAAGTATTAATGAATCAAAAAGAATTAGATGAAAAGAAAAAGAAAGAAAAAGAAAAAGAACAACATCCTACCTATATTGATATTTAAGTTTTTTTAAATTTTAATCTATATTAATTATATATGTTAATAGTATTAGGTGAAGGTTCAAAAGGACAATATAAGAAAGTTGAAATTAAATATAAAGGAGAATCTCGTATGGTGCCAAAAACTTATATAGAAGGACTTAAAGGTGATGATTTAAAAAGACAAATTAAAAGTATTTTTGAAGAAGAAGATAGACCTAAGGATGTAAAATTTAAATCTAAAAGAAGCCCTTGGTGTAAACAATTTCAAAATAAATATGATACTACCATCCAAGATATGGATTTTATTGATGAAAATTTATTAAAAAAAGAAGGAGCAGAACAGATTATTGAAAAAGGAATGCAAGCATATAGGTCATCAGGATCTAGACCTAAACAAAATCCATTTAGTTGGGGAAAAGCTAGATTATGTTCTGTTTTAATGGGTGGTAAATCAAGAAAAATAGATCAAAAAATTTATGAAAAATATAGAGTTTTGAATTACAAAATAGATAAAATAGAAGAAATAAATAAAAATAAAAGATACAAAGCATTCTTTAGTGATGGTTCGACAGTGCAGTTTGGTCAAACTAATCCAAAAAGAGGAACTTTTATTGATACAAAAGACAAGAAACTCAAAGAAAATTATATAGCTAGACACGAATCTGATTTAGATACATTAGATCCAAAAAGAGCAGGATATCTTTCAATGTATATACTATGGAATAAACCAACATTAAATGCGTCTATTAAGGATTTTAACAAAAGACTAAAAAATAATGATTTTAGTCTTCCAGAAGTTTGAGGTTGTAAAAAATCACTATAATCTTTATAATTTTACAGCGAACCAAAGGTTCTTTAAATATAATTTCTTTAAATAGTATATGAACTCGCTAACTTGGAATAGTCAATTAGTCGATAGTGTAATTAACGCATCCATAACTGGTATGTATTTAAGATTTTATGAACAACATAGAATAGAAAAAGAGAATAAACAGTATTTTTTGAAATTAAAGTATGCAGATAAAGGGCGTAAAGTGAAAAAATTAATTATATAATTGGACAGTATATAGAAAGTGTCCAATTTATTAAAATGATTCCTATATAAAATTTATTTTTGGGACAATTTTTTAGTAAAAAAATAATACTAAAAAATGTTTAGAAATAATTTATATATTCTTTATTATATATATGCCTAAAATAAATAAACAAGTTAAAATTTATTTTATTAAGAATACTTTAAAAAATGCTTTAAATATTGATATTAAGAATCTTAATAAGAAAAATGTTGAAGAAATTGATAAGATTATCTTTGATTTTAAGATACCTATCTCGCACCTAATTTTAATAAACGAAATGATTACTAAAATAGCGTGAGTTATTTAAAATTAATTACTAAATCTTTTTTTGAATACTCTGTTTTTGAGTTATCGTATACTGGAGACATTATTCTTTTTGGATCTAATTTTTTGTTTTTATGGTAATCTCTATAATACGCACATATTTTTTCTTTGTTTCTAGCATAATAATCTCTATTATAATCTCTAATCCTATCTTTATTACTAAAACTATATTTTTTATCGTATTTTTTTTTTTCATCTTTTCTATCTATTAATTTTTGTATTTGTAATAATTGTTTTGAAACTAAAATGATTTTGTCCATTATATAATAATAATATTTTTATTTAATCAAAATAGACAATAAGAGGATTATTACCTTTTGGTTTATAATCAGGAACTGTAGGATTTTTTAAAGTATAATTAGATGTTTTTTTTATTAATCTTCTTTTTTTTTGATTTTCATTTATTCTTTTTCTATTATAATAATCTTTGTAATATTGAGTAATCATATCTTTATTCTTTTGATAATAATCTTTTTGATAAGCTAATTTATACTCCCTATGTTCATAATAATATGCTAATTGTGGATACATATGTAATAGATAAGATATTTTATTTAATTAAGAAAATATATAAAAATTATTATCTTAATTTAATTATATGGATATAACACTTTTACAATTGTATAACCCTATGCTTAAAATGACAGTAAAATTGAGCAGAACAAGCAATAAAAAATATAAACTTTCTAAACAAATCACACCAGTAAGAAATATTTGGGTTGATGATTTATATGATAATTTAGATGAAATTAAATGTTTAATACTTAGTGAAATAATCAATGGTTTTGATATTAAAACTAATAATTTAGGTATTGACTTTATAGACGAACTTTTAGATCCTTTAAATAAAGCAATAGAAGAAGATAAAGCTAAAGAATTAGAAGAAATAAAAAAAGAAATAAAAGAAAATGTTTTAGAACTAATAGATGAAGAATCTATTGACGAAGTAGCTGTGCTTGATGAAGAATTAAGTGAATCTGTTAAAAAAGGCTTAGAGTTAGATGTTTAGTTTTTTTTAGTAATTTATTTATACTAAAAAAAATGTCCAAAAATGTGTCCAATTTCTAAATAATCATTAGGATTTAAATTAATAAATTGGACACTTTCTAATATATAATTAATTTTTGTTTTTTCTATATTCTCTAGCATACATTTTTAGTTTTTCTTTGTTATTCTCATAATATTTTTTAGTTCTTTCTATTATCTCTTCTTGTGTTCTAATAGGAAAAACTTTATTTATACATTCATTATTTTCAATATAAAACCTTTCTTTTTGTAATAATTCAAATTTTTCATTAAATTCTACTTTTTCAACAACATTATAAGAATAATCATTATTTTTTAATATATCAAAAGACTTTCTAAAATGTCCTTTACCTTCAATATATTTTTTATATTTTGATCTATGGTTCGTCATTCTTCTAGAGACTGTTTCTATAGTAGAACCATAATAAACATTTCCATTTGTGTTATCATAAATTTTATAAATATAACCTATCATTTAAAAATATATGTTAATATATGTTTATATATGTCTATGTATCTAAAAATTCTAAGAAATTCTTTCTAAATCTTTCTTCTTTTGGAGCTTCAACATCAATTAATAACACACTAAACTTTTCTTTTGTAGCAAATTCATACATTCTTAATAAATCTTTTTTTGTAATACCTAATTCAAACTCACTCATTATTAAATTTAAATCTCTTTTACCAGATAATTTAAGAATACAAAAATAATTACAATTAGTTCTTATAACTTTTGGAATTTTAAAAAAACTTTGAGATAAATAAACCATTGATATACCTCTTTTTCTTCCTCTTATATAAAACTCATTCATTTTAGTTTGATCCTTTTCTAAAACTAAATCATCAAAAATAACAATATGTTGTTCATCTTTGTTAAAAGAATCTAATTTAGGTATATTTTGGACACCTTCTAATATCTTTACTTGTTTTTTTGTTTTTTCTTCCAAATAGTTATATAATGGTTCATCTTTATTTCTTGTAATTACTGTTATTGTGTTAAATGTCCCTTTACCAGAACTAAATTTTTGTAATAAGTTCATTATGAAATTAGTTTTACCAGAACCAGATGGTGCAACAACAACCATACGAAAAGGTAATTTATCTAACATATGTAAATGAACATTAGGATTATCTTGGTTTGATAAAAACTTTTTTATATCGCTCCTTTTGTAGTAATTTTCCATTTATATAAATATGTTATATTTTTTTTTAATATAAAAAATATAAATTAATTATATATGCCAGGAAAAAGAATATCAATATCTGAACAAGAGGGACAAACTGAAATAGATGGAGGTCTAGCATTAAAGTTAGAAAAATTTCCAGTTTCTGCTAAAAAATTACTTGATAAGGTTGGTAATGAACCAATTTTTAAAATTACAATTTTTAGAAAACCATTAGGTAGTATTCTAACAAGAACATTAAACAAACTTACAAAAGGAGCATTAGATAACTTTTTAAAAACTGCTACTTATGATAAATTCTTTCATTTAGGTGTAATTATCAATGATAAATATCTTATGGATAAACAAGACTCATTTACATTCAAAAAAGTAAATGGTAAAAAATTTTTAAAAACTAAAGGAATGCAAACATCAAATCCAACAATTAATTATGAAGGTTTAACAATCAAAAGTTTAGTTGAAAACACTAAAAAAAAAATGGGTGATTCTAAATTTTTTGGTTATCAACCATTAACTAATAATTGTCAAGATTTTATTATCGCATTATTAGATTCTATTAATGCACAATTTGATAGAGATTTCGTTAAACAAAAAGTTGAACAACTAGCAAAAACAGTGCCTACTTGGAAACAAAAAATAGCAGAGTTTTTAGTGGCTATACCTAGAACTGCAAAAAGAGTAAAAGTCGCAAAAGGAATAGATGCTAATGAAGAAAAAATGTTAGAAGCACACGAACCTCAACATAGTGCTAGACATATGAGAAAAATGAGAGAATTGATGGAGATGGGTGTCTCATTTGAAAAAGCACATAAAGATGCTACAAAAATGGTAGGTATGGGTGCAATACCAAAACCAAAAGTGATGAAAGAAAAAGTTATTAAGTTTGCTAAAAAAGAAGTAGCTAAAGCTAAACCAACTATTGAAAAAGTAAAAGTAAAAGCAAAAAAAGAAGGTATTATTGGTAGAAGTGTGCATATAATGTAAAATTGTGTAATTTGTAAAAAAAATAAAGTATAATATATATGAAAGATATTATAGGTAGAAGTGTTGAAATAAAACCTAATAATTATTCAAAAAAAGAAAAAGAAAAAATAACAAATAATTTTTTTGATGAAATAAGTCTTGATGAAGCAGAAAAAGAATTTTTCCAATTAAGAAAATCAATGTGTGATATTGAAAAAAATTTTAAACCATTAAGTAGAATTGGAAATAAAACTGTTAATTATTTTACAAGAGTTGAAAGATTTGATACAATAGGTAAAAAGAAAATAAATTTTTATGATTTTTTATATAATAAAAATGAATTTTTAAAAAAAAAATATGTTCAAAATCTTATAAAATATTATGATGGTGATGAAAGAATAGGATTAATTAAAGTTTTTAATTTATATTTTGGATCTATATATATATTTAAACCTTTGATAGCAATGCAAGTTTATTGTTTATTTAAACCAACATCAATACTAGATTTTACTGCTGGTTGGGGTGGTAGATTAATAGGTGCTTCAGTTTTGAATATTGACAAGTATACAGGAATTGATTTGAATAAAGATGTTGAACCAAAATATAAAAAAATGATAAAATTTTTAAAAGATAAGTCAAAAACAAAAATAAAAATGATTTTCAAAGATGCTTTAAAAGTTGATTATTCTAAAATAGACTATGATTTAGTTTTAACAAGTCCTCCATATTTTAATACTGAAATTTACAAAGGAACGATAATTAGATCAGAAGAAGGATGGATAAAAGATTTTTATGAACCTTTATTTACAAAAACTTTTAAACATTTAAAAAAAAATGGATGGTATTGTTTAAATATACCAGATGATATTTATGAAAGAGTAGCAAAGCCAATGTTTGGAAAGCCAAATAAAATTATTGATTTACCAAAAGTATTAAGAGGTTATAACATTAAATATACAGAAAAAATTTATTGTTGGAATAAAAAATAATCTCTAGTAATAATATATGCCAGAACATCTAAAAAAATGGTTAGAAACAGTTAAAAAAGTAAGAAAAGAGAATCCAAATTTAACATATAAACAGGCTTTAATTGAAGCAAAAAAGATTTATAAAAAAAAATAATTAAATTATTTTAGTAAAAAATAAT